GAAAAAAGGTGAAGATAGTCTTCAGCAGGCAAGAGATGACTATAGTGCATCAAATAATCTTGCATATAACTTTCCAGAAGTAGAGGAGTTCTTCATTTATACACCAGACATGGGAACATACCGTACTGGTTATGGTGGGAATCCACAAAAGGGTATCAAAATGACCCGTGATTCTGTCACTTATTGTACTTCTGGTTTGGTTGATAGAAACAAAGGACTTACATTGTCCTGGATGCATAAGGCAATCAAACCACTCAATCAGTTGATGATGATTGAGGATTCACTTGTTATCTACAGACTTTCAAGAGCACCAGAACGTAGAATTTTCTATATTGACGTTGGCAATCTTCCCAAGATCAAGGCGGAACAATATCTTCGTGATGTCATGATGCGTTATAGAAACAAGATGGTCTATGACGCAAACACTGGTGAGTTGCGTGATGACAAGAAGTTTATGTCCATGATGGAAGACTTCTGGCTTCCTAGAAGAGAGGGTGGTCGTGGTACTGAAATTACTACACTTCCTGGTGGTCAAAATCTTGGTGAAATTACTGATATTAATTACTTCCAGAGAAAACTCTACAGATCACTGAATGTTCCTGAGACTAGAATCGAAGGTGAAGGTGGTTTCTCATTGGGTCGTTCTTCCGAAATCTTGAGAGATGAAATCAAGTTCTCCAAGTTTGTTGGCAGAATGAGAAAAAGATTCTCAGCAATGTTCAATGACATGTTGAGAACACAATTACTTCTGAAGAATATTGTGACTCCAGAAGATTGGGAGTATATGGCAGATCATATTCAGTATGACTTCCTGTATGACAATCATTTTGCAGAACTCAAGAATGCAGAACTTACTACAGAAAGATTGAACCTTGTTGCTCTTGCTGAACCTTATGTCGGTAAGTATTACTCACAAGATTATGTAAGAAGAAATATTCTCCGTCAGACTGATGAAGAGATTATTGAACAGGATGAACTGATTGAAAGTGAAATCGAGAACGGTGTTATTCCTGATCCAAATGCAATGGTAGATCCTATGACAGGTATGCCAGCTCCTGATATGCCTCCTGCAGGTGATGCACCAACTGACCCAATGCAGGCACCAACTTCACCTAAAGATCCAGAAACTCCTGGTGCAACCAAGAATCCTCCTGGTGGTGAAATCTAAATACAAATTGTAGATACATTATTTTTATGGACGAACTTATGGATATGCTCGTCAGTCCCGACGAGTCTTCATCACAGATTAGTGATAAAATCAAGGATATTCTTTTTGCTAAAAGTGCAGAAAAAATTGAAGCAAACCGTTCCAACGTAGCAGCATCTATCTTTGATGCCCCTGAAGTTGAGGCAGAAGAAGATATCGAAACCGAAGCTTCATATGATGAAGATGATGAAGAATAATAAATAAGTATTATAGAACTATTGAAACATAATGTCAGCTTCTAGACCCGTAGGGATCAATACTACATTATCCACTAGTACTACTTCTGCACAATCCAGCGCAATACAACAGCAATGTGATTCATTGAGGATTGTGGCAGAAACTGCTGGTGTTTATGTGACGTATGGCGGTAACCCTACCGCAACCAATGAACATTTCTACGTATCTTCTTTTGATACTGCAGAAATTTCTCTTGGTCCTGTGTCAGCACAGAAAGTTGTAGGTATCACAACTGGTACTACAACTACTATTGATTTCCCACAGGGAACTGGAAGCCCATTTGATGTAGGTGACATGGTTACACTTACAGTCTCGGGTCAGTCTAACTTTGACTTTGAGCATCAAGAAGTTACCGCTGTCAACAATACTTCTGGTGTTGGTGGTTATTTCAGCACAAGAATTACTGTTAACTATAACTCTAGTTCTGTTACAGATGTATTCACATCACCTGACGCAACATTGAGAAAGTCTTTCAAAGTTGCAGTCAAGACAGAATCTGGAACAGGTAAGGCCTTTATCCAACAAGTACAAAGATCCTGAGAACAATGAAACTAATCAGAGAAGAAATCGAGTCAGTTGATTTTATCGTCGAAGAAAGAGGCGGTAAGAAACATATGTACATTGAGGGTATCTTCCTTCAGGGTAACATCTGTAATCGCAATGGCAGAATGTATCAAATGGAAGGCCTGAGAAAGGAAGTCCAAAGATACACAGAAAACCATATTAATTCTGGGAGGGCTCTTGGAGAACTCGGACACCCAGACGGCCCGACTGTTAATCTTGATCGCGTCAGTCACAAAATTGTTTCTCTCAAAGAAGACGGAAATAACTTCATTGGTAAGGCAAAAATCTTATCAACTCCAATGGGTAACATTGCGAAGTCACTCATCGGAGAAGGAGTTAAATTGGGTGTTTCTAGTAGAGGTATTGGGTCACTCAAACAAACCAGAGAAGGTGTAAACATCGTTGGTGATGATTTCATGTTAGCAACTGCTGCTGATATCGTTGCTGATCCTTCTGCACCTGATGCTTTCGTTGAAGGTATTATGGAAGGAAAAGAGTGGGTTTGGGATGGTGGTATCCTCAGAGAACAGGCTGCCAAGAAAACCTACAAACAGATCAACACTCTTGTAACTCAAGGTCAACTTGATGAGAAGAAACTTGATCTGTTCAATAACTTTTTGAACAATCTTTGATAAGTTATTGAAATATACAATTTATAAATAAATATAGATTAAAAAAGGTTAATCGGAGTAACTTCAAATGTCTCGTGGAGATTTACAAGAAATGGAGCAATCTAAAACTGCTGTGAACGCGAACGCTAAACCTGCTGAAGGTATGCCTAAGCTTTCCAGCCCAGGCGAAGGCCTGTCAACTTCCTACGAAGATCTCGGTGGTCCTACCCCTGAGAACTACAAGCCAGATAACGATTCTGCAAAGCTCAAAGAGCCTAAGATCGCTTCTGTCAAGGATGTAGTTAATAAGGGTGCAAAAGCTGCTGATCCAATGAAGAAAATGGCTAAGGAAGAGATCGAAACCGAAGAGGAAGTCCTTGAAGAGGAAGAGATTGTATCCGAATCTGAAGAAGTTACCGAAGAGACTGTTGACATCGAAGAGGACGTAAATGCACTCCTCGGTGGTGAAGAGCTCTCCGAAGAATTCAAAGAAAAGGCACGTGTCATCTTTGAAGCAGCATTAACCTCAAAAATCAAAGAAATCCAGGAATCCCTGGAAGTCCAGTATGCTGAGCGTCTGGACGAGGAGAGACAATCCCTTAAGGGTGAGCTCACCGAGAGAGTTGACGCATATCTTGAGTACGTCTGCGAAGAGTGGATGACCGAGAATGAGTTGGCTATCGAACATGGTCTCAAGACCGAAATGACTGAATCCTTCCTGTCTGGTATGAAGGGTCTTTTTGAAGAGCATTATGTAACTATCCCTGAAGAAAAATATGATGTACTTGAGAGCATGGTAGAAAAACTTGATGATATGGAGACAAAACTCAACGAGCAGATTGAGAAGAACATTGGTCTGAATAAGAGACTCGCCGAGTCAACTGCAGATGTAGTTCTTTCAATGGTTTCTGAAGGTCTTGCTGAGACCCAGAAAGAGAAGCTCGCTTCACTTGCTGAAAGTGTTGAGTTTGAAAGTGAAGAAGAATATCGTGAAAAGCTTGAGGTACTGAAGGAGTCATACTTCTCCAGAACTCCAGCTACAAAGTCTGAAGCACCAGAAACTCTTTCTGAGAGTGTTGATTCAACACCAGTACAACATGGTTCATCCATGGATGCTTATCTCAGAAGCCTGGGTGCATTCAAAAAGTGAATTTAACATTCATTCAAACAACAACTATTAGGTAAAAGCAAATGTTTCAATCCGAACATCTGCAGGAAAAGTGGAGCCCACTTCTCGACTATGAAGGTCTTGATCCAATCAAAGACGCTCATCGTCGTTCTGTAACCGCAGTCCTGCTCGAAAACCAAGAAAAATTCCTCCGTGAGGAGCAAGCATTCCAGTCAGGTATCAACCTGATGGAAACCCCAACCAACGCAGCAAACGCAGCTGGTGCATCAGGTGGTTTTGGTGGTGATTCTCCAGCCGCTGGTCCTACCGCTGGTTTCGACCCTGTTCTGATCTCATTGATCAGACGTGCAATGCCTAACCTGGTCGCATATGACCTGGCAGGTGTTCAGCCAATGAACGGTCCTACTGGACTGATCTTCGCAATGCGTTCCCGTTACGAGAACCAGTCTGGCGACGAGACGTTCTATAACGAAGTAGATACCGCATTCTCTGGTCAGGATGATGGTTTCAACCTCACCGCAGGCATGTCTGATGCCAATGCTGGTCTGGGTACAACCGCACAGTCTGGTACCAACCCTTCAGTACTCAACCCTGTTGGTACTGCATCCTCTACTGGCTACAACGTAGGCCAGGGTATGGTAACTGGTGACGCTGAGAACCTGGGTTCAGGTACTGGCGATCACTTCAACCAGATGGCATTCTCGATCGAGAAAGTCACTGTAACCGCTAAGTCAAGAGCACTCAAGGCTGAGTACTCCTTGGAACTGGCACAAGACCTCAAGGCAATCCATGGTCTGAATGCTGAGGCTGAGTTGGCAAACATTCTCTCAACCGAGATTCTTGCTGAAATCAACCGTGAAGTCATCAGAACTATCTACAAGACTGCTGAGCAAGGTGCAGTTTCTAACACCGCAACTGCTGGTGTATTTGACCTCGACGTTGACTCCAACGGTCGTTGGTCTGTTGAGAAGTTCAAGGGTCTTCTGTTCCAGATCGAGAGAGACGCTAACGCGATTGCTCAAAGAACTCGTCGTGGCAAGGGCAACATGATTCTGTGTTCCGCAGACGTTGCTTCCGCACTGACCATGGCTGGTATCCTCGACTACACCCCAGCACTCAACGCTAACCTGAACGTTGACGACACTGGCAACACCTTTGCTGGTACTATCAACGGTAAGTTCCGCGTCTACATCGACCCATATTCGGCTAACCTGTCAGCTGCTAACGCTGCAACTAACGGTGGTAACCAGTACTATGTTGTCGGTTATAAGGGTTCTTCACCTTATGACGCTGGTCTGTTCTATTGCCCATACGTACCGCTCCAGATGGTACGTGCAGTTGGAGAAAATACTTTCCAACCAAAGATCGGCTTCAAGACCCGTTATGGCCTGGTTGCAAACCCATTTGCAGAAGGTCTGGACCAAGGTCTGGGTCGTCTCCGTGTCAACTCCAACCGCTACTACAGAAGAGTTGCGGTGAAGAACTTGATGTGAGCCATCCACACCATAACGGTGTATTACGAGAGATCCGCAAGGGTCTCTTTTTTTATAAATATTTGAGACTATAATTATGTCTCATTAATATGCGTCCTGATATAAGAAAAAGAAGAGAGAAACATCAAGCATATCTCAATAAAAGAAAAGATGTTCCTTGTGCAGATTGTGGTGGAAGGTTTCCATCTGTTGCAATGGATTTTCACCATACAGATGAAAGTAAAAAAGATCCAGGTTTCAACAATATGAAGACTTGGAAGATTCAAAGAATTGATGAGGAATTGGAGAAGTGTGTTGTATTGTGTGCAAACTGTCATCGGGTTAGGCATTTACACACTCAACTATAAATAACTAAAAAGTATCTTTGATCGATGTCAAATATTCTCACTAATAATATTAATCCCCGTAGTGGTAATGTAATTAACATTGGTGGGGTAAATGACACTGTATCCATTGTAGGAAC